TGATGCCATGGAATATGGTGGTGTTCTTAGGGTTACAGGTACTTGTTACTTCACTGCTTTCACCATATTTGATGCAGACATCACCAAGACTGCATACTATGACTACGATAGTAATACAAAGACTCCTTCATACTCTCACCATAAATTAGCTACATTCACCTACGCTGATGGTATCAATAGCGTATTGATTGATGGTGTTGACAGTGGATTGACAGATCTTGATATGTATTACTTCAAGATTGCAAAGGCTTATGGAGATTCATCTGGTAGACCAGTTGGTGATTACCCAACATTTGATGACTTTGAACCCAACGTAGATGAATTTAGAATCGTTGGAGACTTACAATCAGACCCAGTTGGTGTCACATCTATCAAGTCTGGAGATGGTAACACTCCGACTGCAACTATCACAGTCAATACTAATAAGGCACATGGACTATTCAAGGATACTCCTGTCTTAATTGCTGGTATTACAACTGCAATCAATTCCTATAATGGTTCATTCCTTGTAGATGAGATATTGAGTCCTACTCAGTTCACATTCCAGACATCAAATGTGCCAGGCAATGCACTTCCAACAGCACAGGAAATACAGAACTCTAGTGTTATTGTAGAGTCAGACACAGTTGGATCTGCTTCTCCATATATCTTTAACGTATCACTCCGTTCCGTATTTGGTATGAACGGATTGGATTGTGATGGAGATAAGGCAACTGGTTTCAAATCTATGGTTTGTGCTCAGTTCACTGGTATTTCAATTCAGAAAGACGACAACGCCTTCATCTTATATAATCCTACAACTGCAATCTTCAATGACACAACAACAGTAGCAGAGTCAGAGAAACCACTACACTCTAACTCAAGGGCGATATACAAACCGAATTATGAAACCTCACACATGAGGACTAGAAATAATTCTGTTATTCAGTTGGTGTCAGTGTTCGCTATTGCATATGCTAGACACTTCCATGCAGAACGAGGCGGTGACGCATCAATCACCAACTCTAACTCTAACTTTGGACAGACTGCTCTTGAAGCTACAGGTTTCCGTCCAGAATCATTTGACAGAGACGATACTGGTTATATTACACATATTATACCACCAAGAGAGATTACAAGAGAGGACTCTACTGTATCTTGGTTGACTATTGATACTAGAAAGACTATCGGTGTTGGTGTTACTGATAGATTATATCTCTTCGGATACGATAATGAAGAGATAATACCCCCAGCAGAGATTGACTCATTCAAGGTTGGTGCTAGAAAAGACGATAAGATATTCTTAAGTCTAGTTAATACTTTATCTGGTCAGGCGGTACAGGAGACTTATGAATCTCCTATATTCATGCAAGTGCCTAGTGGTATTGGTACTTCATCTAAGAAAGAGTATGAAGTCATCAGAAACTCTGGTGTCAATGCCATCATATCTAACGTAATACAATTCAAGACTAATCATCAGTTAGTAAACGGAGAAAAGGTTAGAGTATTCAGTAATACTGGTGAAACTCCAAGTGCAATCATCAATGATAAGATTTACTTTGCAATCTCTGGTGGTACACTTGCTGCGGATAGAATACAGTTGGCATCTACATTCAACGATGCTATCGCTCGTAGACCCATCACAGGTATATCAAATGGTGGTGGTAAACTAACCGTCAGATCTACTGTATCGGATAAGAATCCTGGCGATCCAGGCCACCCAATGCAGTTTGACGAATCTACTTATACTATTAATAATGTTCAGAATACAGTTGGTGGATGGTATGTTCTTGGACATCCAAGTACGACATTCAATACCATATTCCCTGCTCTTAACAGTATTGGTGTCGGTGTTATTGGAGAAGAGACAGGTACTACATTCCTCAAGAGAAGAGTAGATAATAGATCATTACTTGATAGAGTTTACAGAGCAAGATATGTTATACCAAAAGAACATACCAATGCTCGTGCTCCAAAGCCTGGCTTCATCTTACAAGAATCTAAGACAGTTGGTGTTGGTAGTGCATCATTCTTAAGTGCAGACCTAAGTAACCCAACTCAACTTAAGAACGTCAAGATTATTAAGACCGCATCATATGGTTCTAATACTCTTACATTTACTACAGAGGAACCACATAGATTACAGAGAAATGATCTGGTAACAATTAGGAACGTAACTAGCACAAATTACAGTACTGTATCTCCTAAACTTGGATACAATGGTGTACACCCTGTATCTAATGTTTTATCAACTAAACAGTTTACTGTTGCTGGTATTAACACAGATCCAGGCTTATTCTTAAACCAAGTCAACCAAAGAACTACACAACAACAGATTGAGGCATTACCTACAGTTCAGAGATCAAAAGCTGTAGACAGTTTTGCAGTTTACAGAGTTCAAGAGAACAGACCTCATGTGCCTGGCACATCTGGACAAGATGGTGTTTATAATGTCATCTTAGTATGTTCATCAATACCACTAGATAAGGATCTTGGTTTTGGTGTATCAATGAAGTCCTTCTCACAGGACGTAAGAAATCTATATCCACAACAGGATAGAGATAACTATGACTCAGATCCAGAACCAGCAATCACTCACGCTAGTGCTAAGATTATCGGTGATGTTGTAACGAATGACAAGAAAAAATCAATCACCAAAGAATCTCTTGGTTACTTCATGCAGGGACAACAGGTAGGTTATGCTGCTACTGGTGCTGTTATTACTGGTACAGGTAATACTACTGTTACTCTATTCACTGATGTTGAACATAATTATAACTCAATCAAGGGATTAGAACTCATAACTCCTGGCGCTGGATACAACAACGGATCAGGAATTGCAACAGTTATATATGCTGCGGATCTGGAAAATAATGCACTGATTGGTGCAAACGCATCTGCTAAGATCACTGTCTCTGCTGCTGGTACAATCACTGATGTAGCTTTATTAGATGGTGGTTGCGGTTATGGTATAGGTAATACCATGACAGTATCATCATTCCCTGCTGGTGCCCCTACACAGGTCGGTGTTGTTTCAGTTACATCTATCTTCAATAACATAGGCGATGGATTAAACTTAAGTGGTTTTGAAGATCCAAAACTTAATGGTACATTTAAGATCGTAGATATTCCTACATCCAAATCCATTTCAGTTGAGATAGGAACTGCTAGGAATCTTGAACCATACTTCAAAGATAGAGATGATAGAAGAGTTCCAACATATCACTTAGCAAATATCGGTGTTGGTGTAACTTACATTGATGTTACAGGTGCAACTGGACTTACTACAATCAGAACAAATGGAAACCACTCTCTTGTGGCTGGTAACGCATTTGTTATTCAAGGAACTAAGAACCCACTCTTTGATGATAGAAAGTTAGTTGTTCAAGGTGTAGAGGAAGGCCTACCACTCAGAAGTCTTACTGTTAATGTTGGTATCATCACTGCTGGTATTGATACTTCATATCTAACGACTGATGCAACACTGTTTGGTACTGGTATATCTGCTAACGGTAAGTCATTGAGTGCTGGTGAGAATAATTTGGCTGGTAGAGGTTCATACTTCTATACTGGTATATCTACAAGTATCAATGCTCCACTCACATCTACTGATGCAAGCATTACACTGACTTCAACAGAAGGATTCAAGAGAGGAGATTATTGTATTATCAATGGAGAGATCGTAAGATTCACTAACGATAATGTCAACGAGATACTTCGTGGACAGTTTGGTACTCCAGCATCCCCTGCCATAACAGGAACTACGATCAAGAAGATCAAGGTTCTTCCTATGGAATTACGCAGACCTTCGATCCTTCGTGCCTCTGGTCATACGTTTGAATATCTTGGTTATGGATCAGGAAACTACTCTACATCATTACCACAGAAACAGGATAGAGTTCTATCTGATACTGAATCACTGACTGCACAGAAGAAAGAGCTAGATGGTGGTACAGTTGTTTATACTGGTATGAATGACTCTGGAGACTTCTTCACAGGATATAAGAAGTTATCATCTATTACAGGTGAAGAGGAAGTTCTCGAAGCTCCAGTGTTCACCTATGTTGGTGACGATGCTGAGGCGGAGACAATCAAGAGAGCATCAGGTGTATTTGATGAAGTATTAATTAGAGAATCACTCACAGTTGAGGGTGGAGACAACAACAATAGAACATCACAGTTCTATGGCCCAGTCAACTTCACCGAGAAGATCACCAACACATCTGATGATGGTATTGAGACTATCAACTTATCAATTAGAGGAGACGCCCCACAGGGTAAGTTACTTACAGTTGGTATCTCTACTCCTGTAGATGCTGCAAGATCAGGTGATATATCTTTTGCTGGTGTTCCTAATGCTGGTGGTTACTTAGGTCATATCTTCGCAGAGGGTGAATGGAGGCGTTTTGGTGTCATATCTCAGGAGAGAGATAGATCATTCATCAAGGTAGATCAGATTGGTGTTGGACAGTCAGGTGGTGTCTTTGGATTTAAAGATTCACTTGAGGTCAACGGTGTTGCTAAGATCAAAGACTTATTTGTTGCTGGTGTTGTTACCTTTGCTGCGAACCAGTCATTTGCTGGTGTGTCTTATGATACTCTAGTAATTAAAAAGAACGCTAACTTCTGGGGTTACAATACTACAGGTGGACTATCCTATGATGGAATCCCTTGGGAAAATCATGGATACTACACACAGGTACATGAAGCTGGTACTTCCAGACTTTACAACATGGAAGTTGTTGGTACATATGTAACCTTCAAGCCTGCTGCTGCAATCCACTTTGAGGGGCCATGGAAGTCAACATTTGCTGGTGTAAGTACATTCTCAGGTACACTTAAGGTAGGAAACCTTGAGAGTACAGGTGGTACATTCAATGGTACATTTGTCAATGCTGATAATGGTTCATTCGGAACTCTTGAGGCAGTCAATAATTTCTATGCAAGTTCTGGTATTGTAACAAACATTGTAGTTACAGACGCATCTATAGCTAAGAACTACTCTGATATTGGTATTACAACTCTATCTCATGTTGGAACAGAATATGTAAACACTGCCAATATCTTTAGTGGTATTGCAACTAACTTACAGGTTACTAACCAAGCGACTATCGCTAATGAGACAGTTACAAATGCAACTATCACTAACCTAATAGTTCCTTCTGCTGGTGGTGGTAACGCAGACATTGAACTTGCAAACATTGCCGATCTAACCTGTACAGACATCACATTCACTGATGACCTTATCGGGCCTGATGCCTACTTCTCTAATGATGTAGATTCTGATGGATTGACTACAAGATATATTGGTAGTAAGTATCCTTCCAACCCAGGCAATGAGGCAGAACAATTAACTATCTTTGCTAACGCTGGTATCTACACTTGTATTGTTGGTTTCGCTGCAACGATAGAGAGAATCAACATGACACCTGGCGGTAACGGACTTACTGCCCCAACCATTCGTGCTAACACTGGTATCATTACAGCATTGAGTGCTGGTAGTGGTGGTAACATGACCATTGATGCTGGTACTGCTGGACAAATAAAATCATTCCAGTTCCAGTCAACTGCAACTAACGTGCCTCCACTTGTGGTTGCATCTACTTCCAAGTGTATTAACTTGAACGCTGACTTACTTGATGGTTTATCTGCTGTAGGTAGTAACTGGACAAGTGGTGCCTCTATTATGAGTAGAGACTCTCAAGGTAGTACAAAGGTCAAAGACATTACTGCAACTGGTATATTCCAAGGCGGATCAGGTGCTTTCCCTTCTGGATTGACTGCTGGTGGTTCTAACTTGAGTGGAAACAACACTATCAATAATCTAACTGTTACAGGAACATTCTCTGCTAGTGGTGGATTAAATGGAAATGCAACCACAGCCACAACTGCAAGTAACGTAGTTGGTGGAGCAAACAGAGTTTTATATAACTCATCATCAAATACTACCACAACATCAAGTAATCTTACATTTAATGGCACTAACCTATCAGTTGGTGGAGACATCACTGCCTTCGCATCTGACATGAGATTGAAAACAAATCTCGAACAGATTGAAGGTGCAGTTGCCAAGGTATGTAAGTTAAGTGGATTTACATATGAGTTCAATGAGACAGGTAGAGGACTTGATTTACCAGCTGGTAGACACTCTGGTGTATCTGCTCAACAAGTGTTAGAAGTATTACCAGAGGCAGTCGCTTGTCGATCAATGGACGACTACTTGACAGTCAAGTATGAGAAGTTAGTTCCTCTACTAATAGAGGCAGTCAAAGAACTCAAAGCAGAAATTGACGATCTAAAGTCAAAATAAATATTTAAAAAGTTATTATGCAACTGAATATTGTTGATGATAAGGCTCATAGAGTCTCTGATAACCTACATTATGAAGTAACTAGGTTGGAAAACCACCCTATCATTGTAGTTGATGATGTGTTGGAGAATCCTCATGCTTTCCTAGAGGAAGTGGTGCAAAAACTTCCAATGCAATTAAATGATATTAATACTGGAGATCCAGAGGAAGTATTTCCAGGCTATCAATCAAAATTACATATTAGTTTACCAGAGGTCAGTTATCTCACTGGATATATGATTCAGAAGCTAACTGACTTTACTAATATAGAACCAAATAATGTACAGGTTTCATATCAAGTCAACGCTATGCACAGTGATAGAGAGGTGCATAGAATCTCTATCCAACCACACGTTGACCCAGCAATGTTTGCAACAGTATTATATTTGAATCCAGAAGAGAATATACAGGGCGGAACATCATTCTTTAGACACAATGCTACTGGACTCACTAACATGGAGAAGGTGCATATGCCATTCAAAAGAACAGAGGAATATTGGAACTTTAAAGAGTGGATATATGATTTTTCTAATAAGGCTGAAGATTTGATAGATAATGATACAACTCTGATTGATGATGTTTGGGAAGAAGAACATCATATTCCAATGAAATTTAACAGAATGATTATCTACCCCTCATATATGTGGCACAGTGCCATAGTTAAAAAAGGTTGGTATAAAGACGTACCAAGAGTTTCAATGTCTGGATTTATTTTTCCAGAATGTTTAGACGTAAATGTAAATGAGTCATGAGAGATTGGGATTACTGGACAGTATCTTTCATTATCGGGATGTTCTTCCTACAGTCGATCATAGAAGATTGCTCGAACTCGTTAGAGGATTCGACTGGCCAGCAGTAGGTAATCCACCAGCAAACACATATTATAATCTACATGGACTGAGGGCTCAAGTGGAGATAGAACCTCATCATGGAGAGATATTTGATTTAATTCATAAGGCACACATGAAGATGATGCCTCACATATACAAAGATATTGGAGATAATTTACCAGCAGCCATCTACGATAAATACTCAGGATATTGGTTATGTAAATATCCAGAAGGCGGGTATCTCTCTTCTCATGCTGATGTTGATGCTGATGCTGGTTCAGTTACCACATCTTATGCTATCAATGGAAATTATGAGGGTGGTAACATTCGTTTCTGGGAAAACTATAATATCTTATCAGGTGAAAACACTGCTCATGTTTATCCGAGCAATCACCTATTCAAACATGAAATCACCCCTGTCACCAAAGGTGAGAGGTATTCTGTTATAACTTGGTTCAGTTATCAAAAAGGAAAACAATGGTTGACTTAGACAATCTAACTTCAATATCTAACTCAGGTAAGTTCCCTAACTTATTGAATAGTGCTGATGTTGATGCAGTAAAACAGATTATAGAAGTTTATCCTGATTTATTTGCTGATGACTATAATAATGGCTGTGGTATAAGGAAAAGTTCTAATGCTACCAAGTATGGTTTCAGAAAACCTGTACCCACTGGCGTGAGTCAATACCAATACTTTGATGGTTCAATCGGAGAGAGTAAGTTATTTCCATATCTACAGAACTTTAAGTTTCTATATTTTGAAAATAGTGTCATGGTTGAGGAAGTATTATCTTTTGAACCAATACCACTATTCGCTCCTACTATAGAATCAATATGTCAATTAGCTTTAGAGACTACAGGTAACAATGATTTATTGAGAGGACTGTTAGATATATTAGATAATGTTGATGGAGACTATGAGGTAACTACAATCAACATTAGCAAGATTAATAAACACATGAAAATAGGACTCGTGAAGAGTCCCACATCAAGAATGTCTGATGAAGTATATAAGTATCTTGGGACTAGATCAAATACAAAAATATATCAGAGTTGCTCAGGGTTAGTCAACAGCATTGAAGATTACATATATGATGGTTCGGAAGTCTATCTACCAGAGATGGTTATAGAGTGCAATGAAAATGGTTTACTAAAACAACTTGGATATTCCCTATCTACACACTTTATGAAAGATGCTCCAGAGGGTACATCGCCTAATGATAACATAACATTGTGGACTGAGAGACATGAATCACATAATGCCTCAGTCGCAGGCATAGCCAGTATAGCAGATTGGACAGAAGAATTATCTACATGGGAACAGAATCCAAATGCTGTATTTGGTGCTACGATTATGACTGCAACAGCTGATGGAATTAGTAACGAATATATTTACGGATTAGGTTAAATTTAGATTTGCACCATTACTGGTTGAGTGTCTTGATGCTCCACTGCCCTTACCACCACCAGCTTTACCTGATTGACCAGTCATAGAACCATTTGAACCGCAACCTTGTTGTTCGCCACCACCATTGTTGCCAGTGTTACCAGTATCGCCATCGCCTCCGTTAGATTCATAATTACCACCAGCACCACCATTACCACCTGTGCCGCCTGTACCAGCGTTAGTTCCTCCACCAGAACCACCTTGACCTCCTTGGCCTCCCTCGCCACTATTCTTTGCTACCCAACTCGAACCATTCCAGTAATATCCAGCACCTCGGCCTCCTCCGCCGCCGTTACCACCGCCACCGCCTGTGCCTCCATTGTTACTACAAACACGGTAAGAACCGTGACAGAACCAACCAGAGCATCTTCTACCGCCTGAGTGACCACCGCCACCTCCTTGACCGCCCTTGCCGCCACCGCCTCCTCCGCCGCCACCGCCTCGGAGTCTGTTATTGAAGTGTGATGTTGGCATTGATATAGTTGAGGAGACAATCATACCTTTGCCGCCACTCTCTCCGCCATCTCCTTTACCACCGCCACCGCCATCGCCTGTATTACCACCACCAATACCTTTTTCTCCAGCATATCCTCTAACTACAGGAGAACCACTCGTGTTGTTGATTTGGAACGTTATTGTACCATTACCACCACTATTGAATCTGATCGCTGGGTTAGAACTGCCATCAGAACCCACGTTACCGCCAATGTTTAGTTGTTTGGTAACAGTCGAGGTGTAAGTGTTATCTCCAAATACCTCATATCTTGCCTGTAGGTGCATCCAATTACCATTTGCAGTCGCAGTGACCTTACTGACTGCATTTCTTAAATTACTGAATGATATTGGGCCACTTGTGGGTACATTATTATTTGCCGTGATGTTACCTACGCCTGTGCCTCTGTAGTATGCACCTATACTTGTGCCACTTGTAAATGCACTATTAATTGCACTTAACGCTATCGCTCCAGTAGCGAAGTGAGTGGTGTTAGATACATCTAAACTACCATTACCCACTGCTCCAGAGGTAAAGTCTCCCAGAACGTTATTAGATATATCAGAATAATTTTTTGCTGATGCCACATCATAGGTTACATCATACATTCTATCGTTATCTTCAGCATCTATCGCTACAATCTTATCTGAACTAGCATTATAGTGTGCTGCCACACCTGTCATATACTTGACACAATCTTTTAAGTCTTTATTTTCAGTAAAGGCAGTGCCATTTCTTCTAAAGATCGCATTGACATATACAACACCCTCAGAGAAAACATTACTGGCTATATTTAAGTATTCGTTTATCTTTATCTCATCTTCAATTCTTGACTCAGAAGGTACGATATGTATTCTCTTTGACCCCTCAGTCGTCCTTGAGTCGTCATAATCGTTATCGTGAAACCAAACGTAACAAATAAAGTCTCCAAGTGTTACAAGAGTTTTATAGACCTTTTCATGGGCACATATCTCTCTTGCTACGGAAGGGTTTACCTCAGTCCTCTGTAGCTCTGGGTTAGAGTTTATCTCATAATCTGTCTGATAGTCAGAATTAAAATCCATTTTGGTCGGTTTTCATGCCAATAGTATTTATTATGGTATAATATATAGAAGTAAGAGCAATAAAATTATGAGTCATAAAGATGAACTGACTGAGAGAGCAAGAGTCTTACAGTCAGAGATACAAGAAATAAATAGAAATTTTGAACTTAAGAAAGAAGAGTTTTTGAAAGTGCAGGGCGCTCTTGAAATGTTACAGATTCTTGAGAATGAAAAAGGAAGCAAAGAAACTTGACGAACTAACAATCAAGAAGTTAAATCCTAAGATGTGGAAACTTCTTTATGAAAAAAATGTTAAGAAAAAGAAAAGGGGTTGACAAATATACAATCCAATGATACATTGTAGATACGTCAAGAAAGCGAGCGTTGCTCGGGATCTTCGACAGCCAAATCAAAACAATTATTATGACAACCATTCCATACCTCGATAGCGAGGAGTTTATTTCAAAGCACAGTTTCGTTACCTTTGGAAACCTAGTTGAACTAGAAGTTCAAAACAAAATTTATTTAGAATTAAGTTTTCAATCCATAGAAAGATGGAGCGACAAACAGAGGAGAGAATATATAAAATCAATTTTAAGAGGTTCAGTTCCTACACCAATAGTTCTAGCTCACATAGAATCTTGCATGAACTATTGTGCTAAAACAAAGGGAGAGGATTCTGAGGATTATATCTACTTCAAATCTTTATTTGATGATGGATTCACTTATATTAGTGTTGATGGCAACAATAGAACTAAGGGTTGCAAGAGGTTTAAGAATGATGAATTTGCTCTTAGTTTAAAAGAACATAGTATCCCTGCCATCAAGTATGCAAATTACAAGAAATGGAGTCCAAAGAATGATAATCGTACATATCGTACACTGCCTGCTTATGTCAGAGATCATTTAGACCAACAAAATCTTTGTGTTTACATCATAAAAGATGCTGACCTTGAAAGATTACATCAAGAGTTTAGAGCTATCAACAGCGGAATGGCATTGAACGATCAAGAGTGGAGAAACTCTTTTATATGTAACCTAGCACCCGCTGTTAGAGATATTCCAGTTCAGTTTCCAGAATTTTTTGATAAGTATTGGACAGAGAAAGGACAGAGAAGAAGGAAGCATGAACAGTGGATAGTCACTTGTTTTGTTCACGCCACTAGATCAGGTAACATTGACAAAAAAGAAAGAGACGCCGCTTACGATAACTTGATGCCAGAGTATGATAACAGAAAACGTGTTCAAGAGATTATCAAAATCATGGCAAGAATGTGTGTCAAGTATGATAACAACAACGTATTGAAATCAGAGGCAACTCTTACAGATTTGTTTATGTTTATCAACTGGTTATTTGAACATAACTACAAAATCAACAACGAAAGAAAGTTGTATGAGTGGTTTGAACTTACTTTTCTAAAAGTAAAAAATGCTAAGACAACAACTACTGACCCAGTTACAGGTAAGAAGAAAAAAACTGCCATAATCTTATACGAAGATGGAAACGGAAGCAACGTTAGAGATTATGTTGGTGCTCAAAGATCAACCAACTTATGTCACAGAGAGGCGAGATTAGGAGTCTATACTGTTTTTGGAAACTACCACGAAAAATATGGAGATAGATTGCCTGAATTACCAGAAGATGTATTGATTCAGAAGGACACCAAGAGAGCATTTCCTGTATCTTTCAGATTTCCACTATGGGAACAGCAGAGTGGTAAGTGTGCTCTAACTGGCATAGAGATACCACAATCAGATATTTTTAACGGACAAAAATATGTGATAGACCACAAAATACCACACGCTGCTGGAGTTGAGGAAGGTGGAACTACTACCTTTGAAAATGCTCAGTTAGTTTGTTATGATGAAAACAAGAATAAATCAGACAAGATAGAACTTGTTAGATTATGAGCATAGAAGTTTACGATAACTTCCTACCAACAGAGGTTTTTACGCCCATCAGAGATTATATCTTTGGTGGGCGTATGCCATGGTATTATAGTTCTAGTTCAGTAAGACCTAATGACAGTTGCCCACAGTTCTCACACGCCATGTATGTGGACTCTGAACCTATATCTGATGTGTATAACATAGTTAAACCAATATTCCATACACTCAAACCATTTGCTTTACATAGATTGAAGTTCAATGCTACACCTAGAACAAAAGATATACAAAAGAAACCACTGCACGTTGATGTGACGGGGCCATGTGAGAGTCCTGACCCGCCTTATCCTAATGTGCCAGACTATCATATATGTGTCTTATATTTCAATGACAACAACGGATATACATATTTTGAGGACGGACAAAAGGTAGAGTCAAAAGAGAACAGAGCAGTGTTATTTCCAGGCGATTTGCTTCATGCTGGAACGTCATGTACTGATGCTGACCTAAGAGTCGTGCTTAATATAGATTATTGTAAGTGGAATTAAATGGATTTATTTCCTACGTTATTAGAAGAATATGATCTCACAGGGGCGCCTGGTGTAGATGAATTTCATAATCATGTAAAGACCAATGGTAAGAGTCATGAACACTCATTAGCAGTGAATGGCGTGAGTTCACATGGAGGCTGGGATCCCCTGCGAGACAAGGTATCTGAACCAATGCTGGTTACATTTCAGCAGTGTTGTAATCATTTCTCAGAGAAGATGGGCAACTGGCCTGTCGTGATTAGTGGTTCATGGTATAATATTCTACCCAAAGGTGGTAGAACAGAGAGACACAGACATGAATCGAGTGTAATTAGTGGAGCATATTACATTGATCTACCAGAGGGAGATTTTGGTAAATTTTTCGTGGTATCGCCATTACAACCATATATGATGTGTGTTCATAATGTGAAGGAGACACCCTACGGAATGTACTTTTATGATGTTCCTATCAAAGAGAAACATCTATATTTGTTTCCGTCATGGTTAGAGCATGGTAGTAGAGTAAACAATACTGAACATGACAGGTGGACAGTAAGTTTCAATACTTCTCAATGTAGTCATGATATGTTAGACCCTGCCTATGTGGAGTCAGTATGGGGTAAAGGACATGAGGGTAGTTGACATACTGCCAGTGCAATTAGGTGTAGTGATGTACCCAGAGCATGATAAAGTTAAGTCGTTATTGATTGATGAGATTCAAAGTCATGGTGATGAATACGAACACAAAAAAATAGATGCTGTCACCAAATCACTTGAACATTTAGATTACTACTCGCCGTTATCAAATGACAAGTACAAAGAGTTTAGAGAGTGGATAGAACTACAGGCAGAGATATATGCTAAGGACATACTAGGTTATGATACGTCAGATTTTCTACTGACAGACAGTTGGATAAATGTGTGTGACGCTGGTGGTAAACAACTACCACATTTCCATATAAATGCCGCTGTGTGTGCTTTATATTATGTCAACTTTGATGATTCGTCACACTCGCCAACTTATTTTTATCGTCCTAATGATAGTCAAAAGTATCCTGATTACTACTCATATATGTTGACTAATCATAAGCATACCAAGTATAATAATATAAATGAGGTGGTAGGATTGGAAGGTTCGTTGTTGTTGTGGCCAGCGAATTGTGTTCATGGTTATGGAACTAATTACACAGACAATCGAATTACTATATCCAGTAATCTTATGCCTAGATATATTAATTCCTTTGAAGTGATGCCATTGACAAAAGATGAGAGACACACTGCCATGACAACATTTAGGTCTGGACAACTATGGGATAATCCTGATTTATAATATGGAAGTTATTAACGTACTACCAACGCCAGTGGCAATCATACCTTGCCCCTTTCATAGTAAAGTAAAAGAAACTATACTGGCAGAGATAGAAGAACAGAAACAAAATCAAATAACATATAGTGCCAACTCAGAACAATTAAAACATATTGGTCATTACTCAGTATTACATAATGATGAGAGATACGGCAGATTTAGAAACTGGTGTGAACAACAAGCAGAGTTGTATGCTAAGGAAGTCAAGGGAGATTATATACAAGAGACAGTTCAAGTTACAGATAGTTGGATAAACATTTCAGATAAAGGTGGGTATCAATATCCCCATCATCATGCTAATTCTTATTTGTCAGCAATATACTATGTTAATTTTGATATGGCAAGAGATCATGTGCCCACATATTTTACCAGAGATACTAATTTTATAAATGCTCCTGCTCTCAATTTTATCACAGGAAAAACTACAGAGTATAATCAAAACAATGAAGTTTTATCGAATGAGGGAGAGTTAGTCATATTCCCATCACAGTTGAATCATGGTTATGATGAGAACACAGGATACAATAGAATATCGTTATCAATGAACTTTATGCCTACTATCGTTACCAATGGGGATTATGGGTGGCGATGTGTCAATCTTAACCAGAGTGAAAGAAAAAAAGCATTTGATGAAAAAGAGGGGTTGCCAAATAATTGATGATGCCCTATAATAAATAGTGTGAGAAACAAATCTATCCCTGCGCCTTTCATAGGAGTGCGGCAACTGGATTTTGTTTCTCGACACCCTATTACTAAAATCATGGCACTTTGGAGAGCAGTTGTCAAAATAGACAACAGACTACTATCAACAGAATTTGAAAGTCTGAGCAACTTTGGTTCTGACGCCAAGATAGAAGCAATGGGTAGATTCGGAACACAGGATATAACATTATATCCAAAGTCCGAAGGGCGAAGAGGTCGAGTGTGACATTATTGGGAGTGTCACATGGGGGTTGCCTTTAAAAAGTAAATATACTATTATAAAGAAGTGGAGAGAGGGTTTGTGTTTGTTCCTCTGCTCCACTTCTTTTTTTATTATGAAAATTCCTATCACTATTGAATCGAACTCTCAACAAGAGGCATTTGATTGGTATATCATTGCTATGAAAGATTACGGCACTGCTGTTAGAACACTTGATATAATGAAAAAATTATATCAATATCAGGAGAAAGGCATTATTGAATTTATAGGCGATTTTAAATATGAATGGCAATATGCTTTGAGGTGGAACAAAACAGAATTGAAGAAAAGAGGTTTAATTAAAAAACACATAAAAGGAAAACACACTTATTGGACTTTGACATGACAAATTTAGTATTTCATCAAGCAACTCAGAAAGTCAAGGTGCTTCAATGGACAGAGAAACTATGTCGTTGCCTTGAACAACAATACAGAGATTATTCAGTACGCTCTATCGTTAATAATCAAAATAAGGCAGATAAACCTGACCCATATCTACAGGAAAAGGTTAACCAAATTGAGTCTGGAGAAGATGATAGAATTAGTTTTTTCATAGAAAATGGCAGAAAGTACTACAAAGTTTGCCTACGCTGGAAACAAGTCAATCGTCAGTTTAAAGATGACATAAGCGTCCATTGCTTCGTTGATAAATTATCAGGAGAAGTATATAAACCAGCAGGGTGGAAACAACCCGCTAAACACGTTAGATTCAATATGAGTGATGACATTGACAGAGCAAAACTCTACAACGTGTGTGATTGGGCGGGTGGTTATCTCTACCTTAGATAACATATAACGTACTAAATAACTAAAAAGAATAAATTATGGGTTACGATTCACTTACTTCAGATACAGAGACACTAACAAAAGTTAAGTTAGGTCAAGTTGATAGACTTAAGAAACAACTACAAGCGTCAATGAGAACCATTGGCAATCTTGACGAGAGATTGACTACACTAGAGTCAATGGTTCAAGCGGCATTATTGAAACAGCAAGATGACATTGCTGCACTTGTTATTGAGGTCAATTCTTTGAAAGGATTACTTGAAGCAAAGGAAGCATCAAAGAAATTTGACATGGACGCTATGCCTGCTCAATATGGCGGTGCTGGAGCGCCTCCGATTGGATAGTTGCCAAACTACCCACAATATGTAATACTAGATTTGAAAACACAATTTTTTTTATGGAAGATGAAATGATTGATCTCTATGAGATCGCTGAATCAAATGATGATTGGATTCATTCAATAGAGGGAGTCGAGGAAGTATTCGACCCTGAGACACAGAAACTACTAGCACAGTTCTAAAACTGTCACAATGACCCTAGAATCTAGGGTCATTTTTTATTATAATATGATTATTGACACAAACACTATGGAATTGAGAGATCATCAAAAAGAGATCATACAGTTGATGACAACACAGCAAAAGGGCAAGATACTTGTACCTACTGGCGGTGGCAAAACAATGTGTATGATTCAAGATGCCAAGTGGCGATTCAGTATGCCTATGCCACAGACCATAGTTGTTGTTGCTCCTAGAATATTATTGGCAAATCAACTATGTTCAGAGTTCCTTGAGCATATTGATAATGTGGCAGTGTGCCATGTTCATAGTGGAGACACACACCATTTCCAGACCACTCGCCCCAAAGAAATGGAGCAGTGGTATCACAATACTGTCAAGAATATCTTGATATTTACAACATATCATTCACTTCACAGAATACAGGAAGCACAGGATATTGAGGTGGATACAATTTACTTTGATGAAGCACACAATTCAGTACAGAGTAATTTCTTACCCGCTGTCAAACATTTCTCAAACTATGCTAATCGTAAGTATTTCTTTACTGCTACACCTAAGAACAGCAGAAACCCTGACATGGGTATGAATGGTAAAACATTTGGCAAAGTTATTGCTCAAGTGCCTGCTCCTGATCTAATTGCTAAAGGTTACATCATACCGCCTAAAGTGAAGGCAGTGAAGTATCCAGTAGGTCATTTCAGTAGTCAAGAAGAGATTGACAAGAAAGTTATCCTTGACGCTCTCAAGAATGAGACACACATGGATAAAGTATTGGTCACATCTAAATCAACTACCAATATTCGTAACCTTATCACAAAGACAGATTTTCAGGCAATATGCCATACTATGAAATACAATGTCTTATGGATTACATCAAAGTTTGGTGCTATCATCAATGGCAAGAAAGTAAACAGAGAGACATTTTTCAACATAATGAACAAGTGGGGCAATGACCCTGAGAAAAAGTTTGTTATGTTTCATCACTCTATATTATCAGAGGGTATGAATGTCAGCGGACTCACTGCTGCTATTCTTATGAGAAACCTTGATCTTATTACTATGGCACAGACTATTGGTAGAGTTATCAGACTTGACAAGAGTGATGCTGCTAGACTAAAATCAGGAGAACTAAAACCACAGAGCGAGGGTTTCAAGAAACCATTTGGCAAGATGTTCGTGCCAGTGTACAACAATGTTGGTATCTCTACAGAAAAGAGATTACAGAATGTTGTTGACACTATCTTTATCAAAGGAGAGGCACAGGAATCAATCATTAACAGAAAAAAGTAACTAGATAGTACAATGGAATCAAACAAAATGGATAAAATCCGTAATCAATGTTTAGCAAAAATGGAAGAACATTATGCTAAAAGAATAGAGAAATTAATTGATGAAATGAGACTAGAAGATGCTGAGTCTTTATGTCAAGAAATGACATTTGAAGGCGAGGAGGGCGAGGATTGTGACTTGTTTCTTGATGATTTAACTTCGTGGTTAGATCAACCATTTCCAGGCAGTGATTTGAAATTTTACGATAAAGATGACTAAAGAAGAAAGGCAAATTAAAAAAGAATTGATGAACATAGTTTATCCTAATCATCTAAAATATTTGAAAAAATTAAAATCTGAATTGAAAAGAGATAAGGGCATGAAACCTAGAAGAAATTGGAATCCATTTAAGAAAAAGAAATGAGTGCTGAAAGTTTATTATTGTTTGCTATTGGTATTAATAAGTTCAAAGTAACTAATTGGCAAGAGAAGAAACCAGAGTTATTAAAATTAATTGAACTGGATAGCAAGGATATAGTAGAATGCCAAACTGACTACTACAAACATCAAACAAGACCGCCATATTTTGACAGTTTTGTTAAGATTTTGTCGGAAGATTTGGATAACTTAGTAAATACATTTACAGAGGGATTGAGTGAGCGTTATGGTGGAGAGTGCCCAGTTCAAAGTTTAGATACTTGGCAACTATGGTCACAGAGATATGTCAAAGGACAATATCATGGTTCACATAATCATGGCATGATGAATATATCATGTGTGTTATATGTTGAGTTTGATGAAAAGGAACATATCCCTACTACATTCTACTCGCCATTTCCTAATCCCTACTATGGCACAATAAGTAAAGCAACGCCCCCTGTATCAGAGGGAGATATAATTGCTTTCCCATCATTATTATTACATGAATCGCCTGTATCGCCATCAGACAAACAGAGGACAATTATGTCTTTTAATATCCCATTGAGATAATGTATAAGATTAACGTAACTTTAACAGATAGGCAATATAACCTATTGAGCGAAGCACTATTCTATTATTCAGAAGAAAAGGATAGCGTTGCCAGTTCTATTGAAGAACTAGAGGATTTAATTGATGCCTCTACAACTAAGATAAAGAGAGATCGAAAGTATTTGAATCCAGAGTGTGACATTTGACAAACTGGCACACAGAGGGTTGTATTGTTGCCATGATGTACTATTATATAAATGTGAGAGGCATGGGTGGGCGACCCCAGAGGAAGATGCCCTTTAAGTTGAACCTCTCTCACTTTTATGTTATAATGGTTCTATGAAGAACAAACACTTGGAACACATTGAAGATCATGTGCTTACTGGTAAGCAGGGAGCACTTGATGCTATCAGGTTTTTAGATACTAAACAGAGTCAGGTATCCGTCAAGTATGATGGCGCTCCCGCCATAGTATATGGAACTAACCCTGAGAATGGCAAATTCTTTGTAGGAACTAAATCAGTATTCAATAAGAGAAGAATCAAGATAAACTATACTCATACTGATATTGAATCTAATCATGGACATACACCTAGAGTCGCTTCTATTCTACATATATGTCTTGATAGATTGCCACAGAATGAGGGCATATATCAGGGCGACTTTATTGGTTATGGTGGTTCAGATACCCACACACCAAACACAATTACATATAAATTTGATGATGTAATTGACGATATTGTTGTTGCTACTCATACACAATATATTGGTGCTACCATACAAGAGTTAGATGCTGAGTTTCACTACAGAGAGTCTAAAAGTTATGGTGTACATTTTATTGATACAAGTGCATCAATATCTAAAAGACATTTCAGATTGAACTTACTTATCACACTTGCTAAAACTGTAATACCATTTGTCAAGTTTCCAGAGAGTGATGATATTTCACAATTAAAAATAAATATCAATAGTTATATCAGATCAGGGCAAACACTTGATGCTGATAAGTTAGCAAGTGATACTGGATATTCCAGAAACTTATTTCACTTATACAATATGATAATTGAGATAAAAGAATTACTCATGGAAGGCATCACTACTACAGAGAATGTTCAATGTTTATTTGAGAATATGCCCTATGAGCATGAGGGTTATGTAATGTCTAATCAATATGGTACATTCAAACTTGTAAAACGTCAACAATTCTCTTATGCTAACTTCAATGCTAGACAAGAATGGAAAAAAGAAGTAAGTCTCAAATGATACAATTAATAATCATAGCATTCTATAATATAGTTGGTATGATTCTACCCATCTAAAATATGTGCCAGTTAAGAGAGTGGCACATTCGCTGGTTGCTTTATTGCCAATCGTGACTATCATATAGGTATAGATCACAAACACACATGAAAGTCAAGGAACTACTAGACATTCTAAGTGACGCTGACCCAAACGACAACGTTGCTTTCTACTATCTTGAAAAAGATGTTTTAAACAGAGGAGAATTTGAATCTTTTTTCGATTGTATGTATGAGGACATACATGGCGTTAGAGATTTTGAATTTACCATACAAAACTATATGGAAGTCCAAGAAGAAAAATTCATGGAGGCAGAAAATGACTAGAGAGCAAGAACTAGAGCAACGCTATCAGGATTTTCAAGAGTGGTTAAACATTTGCCCACTTGTTGTTACTGACTATCAGGATTTTACAGATCAATTTCAAATCACATTTTCTTTGGAGGCAGATTAATGAAAAAATTTATCATCACAGAAAGGTTTACAGGTTATGCTGATATAGAGATAGATGCTGAAACCGAAGAAGAGGCGATTGCCTTATATAATAGAGGACATTATCCAGATAGTAATTATCAACGTGACGATATGTTCTATGACTTTCAACTAGATTCAATTTCAGAGGAAAAAGACCTTGACACTATCTAAAGAAACAATAGGCAAACTTGCTGATGCTCTCACACTAGAGGTTATTGACTATATTGTCAATAATCCTAAGACAAATACATTTCTATATGAAATGGTAACTGAGGCGTTATGTGAGAAATTAGGAAACAAGAATGAAGATGGCAGTTGCTCATTTGATGGCAGTTTTATTGCCCCTGCTGTTCTCGATAACATCACATTAACACTTGCTCCTACCAGTATGCCAAGTGACCCTGCTACCCTGTGACAATTATATTACTGTCACACTTGCTGGTTGCTTTTTAATTTATTTCGATTATCATTAGTACATCAATTAAACAAACACTTATGAAAAAAGTTTCACTCAAATTCATAGTTGACCAACTTGGCGAACTAGGTTGGGATTATTCATGCGGCAGAATGTCAAGATCAGGCATGGAAATCTATGATGGCATTATGCGCCATGTTGGTATCATAAAACCATACGAACATTGGAATGAAGATGTTTTTGCTGATGCTAACGGAGATTGGTAGAATGACAATTCCAACTTATGATTTTCCCCAAAGTCCAATATTGATTATTGGATTCTTTGGAATTATATTTACATTAGTTCTATTGTATTTTGTCAATAGAGCATACTTTGATAGTCCACTCAATATGGACAATATCCACAGAAAAAAGGACAGTTGAAATACTGTCACACTCGCTGGTTGCTTTCTTGCCACCAGCGACTATAATTCAAATATACAAACACAGAGGTTTTATGTCAACCAATTCAAGACTCGGACTCAGACTCGAAGATGGCAGTATTTTGTCAGTATATCATCACTGGGACGGTTATCCAGAGTGGTTAGGTGTTACCCTAAACCAACAGTACAATACAAGAGAGAAAGTTGCTGAACTAATTGATGGCGGCGATATGTCATCTTGTTATTCTGACAATGAGTACGACTATGAGAAACAAGAGTTTGTCAAACGTGACCCTAGACCAGAATACTATGCAGACAGAGGCGAGAAAATCGAAGATGTTTGCCCCAAACTATACAAAAATGACAAAGAGTATTTTGTTGCTACAAACAAGTGCTGTGGCGAGTTTGCTTACATTTTTGAACTAAACAATACATGGCGTTGTATTGCTCTTGATTACTGGAATCCAGTAACAAAAGATTTCAATGATACTGTTCAGTATGTTGAAAAGACTATCCCCGCTGACTATCCAAATTATGAGGACTTAAAAGTAGCATGACTTATTATCAAGGCGACAAATCGCTCACTATATTCACAGAGTTATGCTCTCTTTATGAGAGCAATGACTCAAACTTTTATGATATGCTTGACGCCATAGTCAACATATTAGATGATGACCAACTTGCTCAAATAGAGGACATTATTGTAAATCAGTATCAAGGAGCATAAAATGACTACAGATCAATTAAAACAACAAAATGACTTGACAGCATCAGAGTGTGATGCCCTGCTGAAGTTAATCCTATCTACGCCAAATAGAATAACAGACAAATATGCTGATGAATTTGACGTAAACTTTAGAAAAATTCGTCATAAACTAGGCAGACTTGCTGATATTGCTGATGGCGAACCAGAGTTTAAAGTTGTTGGTTTCTCAGATACTAAACCAGAGGTATCAGGCGGTTGGCAATGAAGAGTGTGCCAATTTTATTAGTGGCACATCTGCTCGTTGCTTTATTGCCATATTCGACTATCATTAGAATATAACAAACACAGAGGTTTTATGAACTCAGGACATTCATCAACCAAACTCAATGATATGCTAATTGAGTTCACAAATTACGTCAATGATTTCTACGGCGATGTAGATGACGTTTTGTACCCTATGAATCACATGAAAACAGGCAAGAGAGTTTCTAAAGTTGACATTTTAGGAGCGATCTACGACTACTTACATGAGATCACTGCTCGTAATGATGAGCATTTCACTTGGGGCGACGGCGACTCACTCGATAGAGAGAGAGTAAGAGACATACTTGTATTGAAGTATGGTTATGACAAAAATCTTTATGGCGGGAGCATCATTCTATGAACAACGAAGAATACAAACAGTTCTATATTGAAGCAACAAAAGTCCTCGAAGTGATCGAGGATTCAGTTGCTCATGTATGTGACGAGCACAAACTCTCAGGCGAAAAAGTGTGGCACATGATAAGTGCCATGTCACTACTCAAGTGTCAAGAATTTGATACACCTGACTCAACTTTTAGTATTAATCCCAATTTCATGCCATGAACAAGAAAAATAAAGACACCTTACTTAAGGCACAAAATCTAACTGACAAACAGTTTGCTGCTCTCAAAGAGTATTATGTTGATCGAATTGTTGATAATATGTCAATGAAAGATTTGGTCATATATGTTACTGACGATATGCAAAGATGGATAGATGACCAAACATTTAATGATGCTATGGTAGAGATCGAAGAGTATTTTGATGAATACTTTACAGATACTATTCAAGACGTTATCGAGTCAGTAAATGAAATCGAAGCGGAGGCAAACTAATGGCAAACATAATGCAAATGTCAGAGTATGACAAAGTTGTTAGACGTTTTGTTGATGACTATGTAAACAACTTGACGCCCGATCAAATGAGAGAGATTATCTCAGAGCAAACACATATTGACTTTGAGAATATACGCCAAGATACTGGGCAAGTAAGTGTATTTGAAGAAATGGCGGGTTGGGATAGCGAACTATGGACAGATACCGCTGCTCACTTTGATTTACCTGATATAGAGGATATGTATGATGAATAAGTATCAACAAGTCAAAAATTATGTAGATGACCATTTTAAGTATTATGCTTTCTACCCATTTGACATAGTTTTGAATATGGATACAGAGGAAGAAGAAACTCTATCCTATGAAGAGTATTGGCATATTCTAAAGAATAAGTCAACCTATGATGTGACAGTATAAACTCTGTCACACTCGCTCGTTGCTTTTTGATAATTTTCGACTATCATTAGTATATACAACAAACACAGAGGTTTTTCAAATGACTCTAACAAGAGATTTCAGTTATGACCAACTTGCAACTATCAAGGCATTTTTCACTCAAGCAGAGTGGGATACAATAGACGCTGCTCTTGAAGAATACAAGTGCTACGCTGATGATGAAGCAGCAGAAGAAGATTTGATTGGCGGTATTCCAGTTATGGACAGAATCAACTCTATTGATGAAAAAATGATTCACTTATACAAAAGGTTGGGATAATGACCAATAAAGAGATTATTGCTAAGTTAGAGAGTGAACTCGAACAACTTAGAGAGTGGGGGCAAGAGTGTCTCAAGAATGACCCGAACCACCCTAGAAATCACTTTAAATACACTATTGGTTGCTCAGGTGCAAATGATGACCTATACACACATAGTTTAAAGAAGGCAAAGATATTATGCCTTGAAATGTGTGAAAAGTATGGTTGCCTTGCTACTGTAGAGGATTCTAAGACTTGGAAAACAGTTTATTCAGTTTGCTAGGACAATTTTATTAGTGGCACATCTGCTCGTTGCTTTTTTGCCACTATGGACTAATATACTTATAGATCAAACAAACACAAAATGAAACTTCAGATCACTCTTACTCAAGGTCAATATGACCACTTGTACAATATCATGTGTTCTCAAGATGAAATTATCGACTATCTCAATGACAGTGATGATTTTGACCCACAGACTTTTGACAATTTGTTTGATGCAGTTTGTGCCGCAAAGGAGGTCAAATAATGGC